AAAGAGCTTTGGAAGAGCATAAGTTGAATCTATTTAACGATTTTCTTTCAAATCTGTAAACTCTATAAATAAAAACAGATTAATTTAAATATATCTAAACAAATGTCCGTTGGTAACGATTTACAAGAAATGGAAAACGCTGTAACCAAAGGTGCTGCTAAGGCTGATCCAATGCAGAAGCTCACCACAGGTGGTACTCCTGCTACTTGGGAAGACCTTGGTGGACCTACACCAGAAAATTCAAAACCAGATGATGATAGCAATAAACTTGCTACACCTGGTAAAACTCTCGCTCAAGTGAGAAATGTTGTCAATAAGGGTGCTGGTAAAGCAGATCCTATGAAGGGTCTTAGCACAGGCGATGCTCTTAATTCTGGTGACGAAGTTGAAATTAAAGACGATCAAGAAATCGTTGCAGAGGACGAAGTAACTACAGATGAAGTAGTTGCTGAAGAGGAAACTACTGAAGCTACTGAAGAGCAAGAAGTAGTTGCCGAAGAGGAAACTTCTGAAGAAGAAGTCGTCGCTGAAGATGCAATAGAAGAAGAGAAAATTGATGTCGAAGAAGACCTCAATGCTCTTATTGCTGGCGAAGAACTTTCTGAAGAGTTCCAAAATAGGGCAAGAACTATTTTTGAAACTGCAATTAAGTCTAAGGTTTCAGAAATTAAGGAAGAACTTGAGAAAGAGTATGAGCAATCATTAATTGAACAGGTTGAGTCTATCAAGGAAGAAATTACTGATAGAACTGATGCCTATCTTGAGTATGTTGCTGATGAGTGGATTGAAGAAAATGCACTTGCAGTAGAACATGGACTTAAAACAGAAATGACTGAATCATTCCTTAAGGGTATGAGAGGTCTTTTTGAAAATCATTATGTGAATATCCCTGAAGAAAAATATGATGTTCTCACCAATATGGTTGAGAAGATAGATGAAATGGAAGATAAACTCAACGAGCAAATTAATAAGAATATTGCTCTAACAAAGAGACTTGCGGAATCAACTTCCGATGTAATTCTTGCAGATGTATCTGAAGGTCTTGCACTTTCCCAAAAGGAAAAACTTGCTTCTCTTGCTGAAAATGTTGAGTTTGATAGTGAACAATCCTATCGTGAGAAACTAGGAACACTGAGAGAATCTTATTTCCCAGCTAATCCTGGTACTCAGAGAGACAATACAGATACAATTTCAGAAGGTACGGCAGAGGCACCTAAGATAAATTCAAATCTTATGGAAACCTACCTACAGACATTGGGAAGAGTCTCCAAAAAATGATTTTTATATCATAGATCAAACTAAAACTTTTAAAGAGGTAAATTTAAATGCTAGCCCCTATTAATTCAGAGGCTCTGCAGGAGAAGTGGGCACCTATCCTAGACCATGATGGTATGGGAGACATTAAAGACCACCATCGTAGAATGGTAACTGCTCAACTCCTAGAGAATCAAGAACAAGCACTTAGAGAAGAAAGAGAATTTCTCTCTGAAACACCAACTAACAATACTGCATCAGGTTCAAACGCAGGTTTCGGTGCTGATGCTGCTCCTGGTGGTCCTACTGCTGGTTTCGACCCTGTACTGATCTCACTTATTCGTCGTTCTATGCCAAACTTGGTCGCTTACGACCTTGCTGGTGTTCAACCAATGAGTGGTCCTACTGGACTCATTTTCGCAATGCGTTCACGTTATTCTACAAATGACGGAACAGAGACATTCTACGATGAAGTAGACACTGCCTTCTCTGGACAGAATGAAGCTTTCGACCTTACTAGTGGTCAGACTCAAACAGCAGTTGGTTTAGGTACTACTGCACAGCAGGGTTCTAATCCTAGTGCTCTAGATGGTACATTCCCACAAACTGGTGACGGTACTACCTACAACGTCGGTCAGGGTATGCGTACCGATGACGCTGAAGATCTTGGAACCGCTAGTGATAACTTCAACGAGATGGCATTCTCGATTGAGAAAGTCACCGTTACTGCTAAGTCAAGAGCCCTCAAGGCAGAGTACAGTTTAGAACTTGCTCAAGACTTGAAAGCAATCCACGGACTAAACGCCGAGGCTGAGTTAGCAAACATTCTTTCTACTGAGATCCTTGCGGAAATCAACAGAGAAGTTATCAGAACAATCTATAACGTTGCTGTTCCTGGTGCTCAGGCAAATACTGCAAGTGGTGGTACTTTCGACCTTGATATCGATTCAAATGGTAGATGGTCTGTTGAGAAGTTTAAGGGTCTTATTTTCCAGATGGAAAGAGATGCTAACGCTATCGCACAGAACACTCGTAGAGGAAAGGGTAATATGATCCTTTGTTCTGCTGATGTTGCATCTGCACTAACAATGGCTGGTGTATTGGATTACACTCCTGCACTTAATGCTAACCTTAACGTTGATGATACTGGTAATACATTTGCTGGTACTTTACAAGGTAAGTATAAAGTATACATCGATCCTTATGCTGCATCAGGTGGAGCCGCTGCTAACCAGTACTACACTATTGGTTACAAAGGTACATCACCTTATGATGCTGGTCTGTTCTACTGCCCATACGTTCCACTACAGATGGTTCGTGCAGTTGGAGAGAACACCTTCCAGCCAAAAATCGGGTTTAAGACTCGTTACGGAATCGTTGCTAATCCTTTCTCACAAGGTGCTACAACCACTAATCCTGGTGCTATCATCCGTAACTCAAACGTTTACTACAGACGTGTTAAAGTTGCAAACCTCATGTAATTCAGATATTACATATTTACTTCAAGACTCTTCTTCGGAAGGGTCTTTTTTTTGTCCTAAATAAATTATAAAGTTATATTAACAACCATGTTCTGGAAGGTAAGAAAGTCTATTAAAGAATATCGTGAGTGGCAAATGAAACTTTACACTCGTGTGCAAGATAGTCTTGAACAAAGATTGGCAGGAGTAATTGCATCTAAACAGAAATTAGCAGAACAAATTGAAAGGGATGCCATGGATAATTTGCATGATGATATGCGTAAAGATGCGGATAAATAAGAACAGGAGACCTGCAAACTGAACTAATGCCTTATCATATTAAAAAAACAAGTATTTTAGGATCTGCTGTTCCTGATAGTGGTGTAGAATATTATACAGGTGAGAATGCTTGGAGCAATGAATATGATAAAAGAAAAATTTATGCAACTGAAGAAGCTGCAACTACACAAAAAAATACAACCATAACAACAGATCAAGGAATTACTTACCAACCTTCATGGTGGAAGAATGCGACTGTTGTAAGTGAATAAATACAAATAAAAGTAGTATTACCATGAAACCAACCCCAAAGGAGCATAGAGAGGCTATTGACCGTCATGCTATAATAGTAGAACATCTCATCAGTGAGGGTTATGCAGAGGATTCAGAATCTGCAGATAAAATCATCATGGGTATGAGTGAAGAATGGTTTAATCTTATTATTGACTAATGAAAGATTTCGATAGATTTATTGAAGAGGCAGCTGAAAAAAGATGCCCTTCAGGTCAATATTGGTGTTATACTGATAAAAAATGTAAAAAGATTCCACGTGGATACCATGTAGGTGGTAGAGGGTATCTTGAACACGATGATGATGGTGAGGATGCTAATGGTAAAAAGAATGGTTCTAATGGTAATGGGCATAGTAATGGTGGCAGTGGGAACGGAAATGGTGGTAACGGCAACGGTGGAAATGGTGGAGGAGGTAACGGAGGTTAGAAATGGCACGTAATCCATTAGAAAATCAATTATCTAATAGAAATTTCTTATCTCCTATAGGATTTAAGTTTAGTATTGCCAAAACTCCAAAGGTTGAATTTTACTGTAATTCTGCTAGAATACCTGAAATTACTTTAGGAACTGCTATACAACCCAGTTACTTAAAGGATATTGATATACCTGGTGATAAATTACAATATGGTGATTTATCATTAAGATTTCTTGTTGATGAAGAAATGGAAAATTATATGGCAATTCATAATTGGTTAACTGGATTAGGATTTCCAGAAACACCTCAACAATATAAAGATATAACCACTGAGGATAATCAAAATTCTGCTAATTTTGGAAAACAGGAAACAACACAGGCATTTAGTGATGCATCACTTTACATTTTAAATAGTAATTATAGAACTACTGCTATTGTAAAATACGAAGAAAT